GTTCAGTGTTAGTGCTACGCTGGCTGCTAGTACAGTTCGTAGGTTAGCTGGTGGTGCTAAGAGTGAGTACGTGCAGCTAGAGGCTAGTAAAGATCTATTAGACAGAGCGGGTTACAAGCCCATAGATAGGTCGCAGGTACAGGTGGCTGGAGACATCAAGGTGTCTATAGATCTGGGTTAGTTTCGTAGTTCTTTTGGTCTGTTACATAGCGGAGAGAGCAGGGGGGTGGGGGGAAAAGTACGGCCTAGTAACTGTGACATGGTCTCCCACAAACATAATACCTTAAAAAGGCTCGCTGTTCTGTACGGTTGATAATTATTTTATAGTTGGCTAGGGTGCGTTTAAGCGAAAGAGGATTTACAATGTCTGAGGTTATTCGGTTAAACAGAGCGCTTGATAGGCTTATTGCTAAAGAGAAAACCATCTTGGCTCAGATAGCTGATGGTGGAGACACCTTTAGAAATGAGGCTCGTCTTGAGGAGGTCCAGTTTCAGAGACGTGAGGCTCTTGCCAGTGCTGCGGAGGCTGAGTACGAAGCGTCAAAAAAGAAAGAAGACACCAAGGGCAAAACTAAAACTAAATACAAGAGTCGAACTCGTGGCGCTGGCGGCGGTGGGATTCATGAAATTGGTAAGGGTGCTATGCGTAGGGCTGCTGCCAAGACTTTTGGAAAGAAATTAATGTGAGCAGATTTACTAAAGACCCAGAGAAGGCTCCTCCTCGTGAGGACATGACCGCAGTGAAAGCTGCCTTAACGAGTAGTGGATATGGTAGTAAAAGCGCATCAAAATCCTAGCGGTGGACTTAACGCTGCTGGCCGTAGGCACATTAACAAGACCACTGGTTCTAAGTTAAAGGCTCCTGTTAAGAGCGGGGACAATCCTCGCCGCGCTTCCTTCTTGGCAAGGATGGCTGGCAACTCTGGGCCTGAGCGTGACGCCAAAGGCAAACCCACTCGTCTTCTTCTCAGCTTAAAGGCATGGGGAGCCTCGTCAAAATCTGATGCACGGTCTAAGGCTGCGGCCATTAGCAAAAGGAACAAGGCGTAATGGGCAACAACACTCAAAAAGTACCGATTTCGAAAGACGCTGTTTACGAGAGATTAAGCGCACAGCTTGATGAGATGGACAGAAACCACAACAACAAGCCATTAAAAGTTCTTAAGCGAGCTATCATAAAGGCGTTTAACCTAAAGGGTATCCGTAAGAAAAACGAAGTATACACTGGCAAACATTATTCATTGCTAAGGCGCGTTGAGAAAATGGAAGCTGATATGATTACGGAAGGTAACAAGTAATGTGCATGGGTGCAGATAGCAGCAAGAGCGATGGCGGAATGACGGGCGCAGCAAAAGACATGCACCGTTCAAGTAGCCCATCTACAGATGATGTAGATTATGTTGTAGGGGGCGGCTCAGGCAGTAGCTCCAGCACAACCTCCAGCGGATCAGCCTCTTCAGCAAGAACGCTTTTAACCGCTAGGTCTGCATCAACAATACCAAGGTCAAGCGATCAGGCTAAAACCAACCGTCAAATGACACAGCCTTTTAACCAGCGTGACGGGAGAAAGCAAAGAACTAACGTCTTCAAGGGTCTTGGTCGAGTTGCCACAAGTCTTCTTAAGATGAGTCCTGCTTACCAAGTAATAAGCGGTTTATCAAAAACCTATAAAGGGAACTAAGATATGTGCATGGGTTCAAAGGGCGGTACGCCCAAAACCGCAGAGCAATACTACCAAGAAATGAAGCCTAATCTTCCAGAGCTTCCTTCCTTGCGTGATGTAACTGGTAATAGCCCAGTAGAGCGCAAGTCTAAAAAGCTTAAAGATGTGCCGAAAGTGCGCGAAGGATCGCAAGCCCGTAGCTCTTTATTAAATATGTCTGGGGAATACTAGTGAGTTTTCTTAGCACCTTAAAGCCAATGGAACTATCCATGCTTCGAGGCATAGTTCGGAAGACTGAGTTTGCTTACGTTGAAGCAAAGCACGGTAAAGCTTTTGTTACAGATCACGAAGTTGATAAGTTAATTGATAGCATTGGCCCTGAGATTGTAGAGCGCATGATTAAGTTTGGTGTTGATAAAGGATTAAGGTAATGAGTCTTTACGCAAATATGAACGCTCGTAAAAAGGCAGGGACCAGTCGCTCTAAGAGCAAGTCTACCATTAGTGACAAGTCATACTCTAATATGAAGGCTGGCTTTCCTAAGAAAAAAAAGAAAACCCTACTAAGTAAGGTTAAATAAATGTCTGAACTAACAAAGGCTCAAGTTAGAGCGCTGGCAAAACACAAAGTACATCATACGGCAGGCCACATGAAGAGCATGAGTAGCTCAATGCAGGCTGGCATGTCATTTAAAAAAGCGCACATTGTTGCAAAGAGAATTGAAAAAGCTAAGAAGTAATGCCAGATTTTAAGTATAAGCCTGATGGAGCTACCATTAAGGACTTCATGAAGGATCAAACATTTTTTCGTGGAATAAGAGGCCCCGTAGGCTCAGGCAAATCCGTTGCTTGCTGTGTCGAAGTATTCCGCCGCGCTCTTGAACAAGAGAAATCACCCGATGGAAAGCGTAAAAGCCGTTGGGCTATCATACGAAACACCAACCCACAGCTAAGAACAACAACCATTAAGACTTGGTTGGATTGGTTTCCAGAAGCTGATTGGGGTAAGTTTACTTGGTCTGTTCCCTACACCCATAACATTAAGAAGGGTGACATGGAGCTAGAAGTTTTGTTCCTTGCCCTAGATAGGCCAGAAGATGTTAAGAAATTACTCTCGTTGGAGCTTACGGGAATATGGATCAATGAAGCTAGGGAGATTCCTAAGAGTATTATTGATGCCTGCACAATGCGTGTTGGTCGTTATCCTTCTATGCGTGATGGTGGCCCTTCTTGGACTGGCGTTATTGCCGATACCAACGCGCCTGAGGAGGATCACTGGTGGCCGATTATGTCCGGTGAGGTTCCAATCCCAGATCATATACCGCGTGAGCAAGCTAAGATGTTGGTCAAGCCGACTAATTGGAATTTCTATACCCAACCCTCTGGGATGGTGGAGAAGAAAGACGAGCAAGGAGAGATAGAAGGGTACGTTCCAAGCAAAGGCGCAGAGAATCAAAAGAACATGATGAAGAGTTACTACCCTAATCTAGTGCAGGGTAAGACTAAATCATGGATTGATGTCTATGTTATGAATAGATTAGGCCATATCCAAGAGGGGAAGCCTGTGTATCCTATGTTTGCTGCCGAAGTTCACGTTGCAAAAGAAGAAATACCTATAGCCGCTAACGTTCCACTGTACGTTGGGGTAGACTTTGGGCTTACTCCCGCTGCTGTTATTGGGCAAAAGGTGCGTGGTAGGTGGTTTTTACAAGCAGAAATCGTAGCAATTGACATGGGGATCGTTAGATTCTCTGAGGTTTTACGACAAGAACTGGCGACAAGGTTCGCCGCTGCGGGTGAAGTCATAATATATGGCGACCCGTCAGGAGATTTCCGCGCGCAAACTGATGAGTCTACTCCCTTTCACATCATGCGCGGAGCTGGCTTGAGGGCTTTCCCAGCGCCCTCCAACTCTGTTGACCTTCGTCTTGAAGCTGTCTCTTCCCAGCTAACCAAGATGATTGAAGGTAAGCCAGCACTATTAGTTGACAGGCGATGCACCCAACTCATTAAGGGTTTTGAGGGGGGTTATGCTTATAAGCGTATGCAAGTATCAGGTGAACGTTTTGACGATAAGCCTGATAAGAATATGTTTTCTCACGTCCACGATGCAGCGCAATACTTGTTTCTTGGTGCTGGAGAAGGACGCGCTTTGATGAATAGTCAGAAACCAGCCACCCCTACAGTAGCTAAACGAGACTTTGATGTCTTTAATAAGGGGCCAGCGCGGCGTAAAAGGCAGGGATTCTGGTCTAGATTGTGATTTGTGCGTTGAGCTTTCTACTCTTTCGTGCTTACGAGGGGTAACATAAAGGAGATTTACTATGTGTTTTGGTGGTGGCGGTGGTGGCCCTACAGCGGCAGAAAAGCAAGCGTCTGTAGATACTCAGCTTGAGGCTGATGCTGTAAAGCAAGAGTCTATCGGAGACAAGGCTGAAGAAAAGCGTGACGATATCGTAGACGCCTTAGACTCGCGTGGCAAAAAAGCTGGTCGCGGTGGCGGAAAAGGTAGCGGTAGACGTTCACTTTATAGCAGCGGCTCAGCGGCTGGTTATTTAGGTAGGTTTGATTAAAAATGCAAGAAGTAGCGAAGCAGTACATACAACGGTATCAAAAGGCTAAGGCTTTCCGTGAACGGTGGGTTCCATTGTTTGAAGAGTGCTACGAGTATGCGCTGCCTCAACGGGAATCCTTCTATGCAGAAGAAGCTGGTCAACGAAGAGATGATAAAATCTTTGATGAAACGGCAGTGGTCGGAGTGCAAGAATTTGCAAGCCGTCTGCAATCAGGTATTGTACCTAACTTTGCACGTTGGGCTGATCTTATGGCAGGCAGTGAAGTACCTAAGGATCAACGCGAAGAGATCGACAATGAGCTTGACGATGTTACCGAGTATGTTTTTGAAGTCCTTCAGAACTCCAACTTTAGCCAAGAGGTTCACGAATCCTTTATGGATTTAGCTGTTGGCACTGGAATTTTGTGCGTAGAGGAAGGCGATGCTGTTAATCCTGTTAACTTTAGCGCCATTCCATTACCTCATGTAGTTCTGGATACTGGCCCTGATGATAAAATTGACCACGTCTACCGTGAAAGAAAGAATGTAAAGTTCGATCATCTGGAGCAGATGTACCCAAACTCTACATTTGACCCTCAAGTTACGTCACAGATGGGCAAAGATGCAGAGACAACCGTTCTTGAAGTAGTTTGCAGAAACTATTCTATTAAAAATCAAGACGCTTACTATCACTTTGCGATCTGCATGAACACTAAAACCTTGCTATTCTCCAATGAGATGAGTGGATTAGGCTCCAATCCTTTCATTTGTTTTCGCTGGTCTAAGTGTGCAGGCGAAACATATGGGCGCGGCCCACTAATTAATGCTCTGTCTGCTATCAAGACCTGCAACTTAACTATCGAACTTATCCTTGAGAACGCTCAAATGGCTATCTCCGGCGTCTATCAAATTGATGATGATGGCGTCATTAACCCTGATACCATACAACTCGTTCCAGGATCTATAATTCCAAAAGCTATGGGGTCAGCTGGATTGCAGCCAATACAAGCCGCTGGTAGCTTTGATGTTGCTCAGTTGGTTCTTAGTGATATGCGGCTAAACATTAAACGTGCGCTTTATAACGATATGTTAGGTAATCCTGACCGTACACCAGCTACAGCTACAGAGGTTGCGGAGCGTATGGCTGACTTATCACGCCGTATGGGTTCTGCTTTTGGCAGATTGCAGGCTGAATTAGTGCAACCTTTGCTGCAACGAGTGGTTTATATCCTTAAAAAGCAGGGACGTATTGAGGTTCCCAGCATTAATGGGCGTGAAGTTAAGATCCGTTCAGTGTCTCCACTTGCTCAAGCGCAGTCCAATCAAGACATTTCTACAGTTGCTAGGTTCTTAGAGCTTGTTGGCGGTACGTTTGGCCCTGAGATGCTGCAACTTTTAATAGACGGAGAAGCAACAGCAATTCACCTTGCGAAAAAGTTTGGTGTACCTGAGAGCTTGATTCGTGATGAAGAGCAGCGTAAGCAATTAGCTGCAATGGCACAGCAAATGGCCCAGCAACAACAGATGCAACAGCAGCAACCTCAAGAGGCTCCTATTGGCTAACAAGATTAACATCGGAATGGATGGTTATCAACGCAAATCAGAAACAGACATTCAGATTAGCCAGAATATCGCTCAGGTATTTGAATCGCCAACAGGTAAAGAGGTTCTAAAGTATTTGCGTTCCATTACCATAGAGATGGTACATGGCCCTAACGTTACAACGGAAGAGTTGAGACACATTGAGGGTCAACGTTATGTCGTTGGCCTTATTGAGCAACGTATCTCACATGCACATCGGAGCAAAAACAAATGAGTGAATCTCTTGTAGAGGTTGGTGCAGAAGCCCCAGCTGAAAGTGACGCAACGTCACGGGACTATGTAATCGAAAGTGACGTAGCGTCACAACCTGATAGACCTGAGTGGTTACCAGAAAAATACACCAGTGGGGAAGACTTAGCTAAAGCATATAAAGAGCTTGAGTCTAAGCTTGGCGGCAAAGAAGAAGACATCAAGTCTAAGATCATGGAAGAGATACAGATTGAAGCCTTTAGTAGTCGTCCAGATAGCGCTGGTGATTATGAGTTGCCAGACGTTATTGATGCAGAAGCCGCAGTAGACAATGATCTTTTAAAGTGGTGGTCAGACCATGCTTTTGAAAACGGCTTTTCTCAAGAAGAGTTTCAACAGGGCATCGAGATGTATGCTGCATCCAATATGCCCGATGATGGGCCTGACCTAGAGGTGGAAGCCAAGAAGTTGGGCGAGAACGCCGAAACCAGAATTGAAGCCGCCTCTATGTTTGCAAGTAAGTTCTTTCCGCAAGAAGCTATCCCTGCGATTGAAAGGATGTGTGAAAGCCATGAGGGAATTATAGCGCTAGAATCTATACAAGAAGCCCTAAAAGGTGGATCGTTTGCTGGCAACACCCAGCCCACAGGGGGTCTAAATGAAGCGAAACTGCGGGAGATGATGAATGACCCAAGATACCACAACCCAAGAGACCGTGACCCAAACTTTGTTCGAGAAGTCGAAGAAGGTTTCAAACAGGTCTACAGAGGTTAAGATACTGACGCGGGGTGATTACTATCTCACCCCGTTTACTCTTGGTCATATAAGCGAAGTTGCCGAAAACTTAAGCTCAGAGAATAAGAGGGAACTAATTCTCATGGGCCACACAAATATAAAAGAAGCCCTCTATGAGATGCACGAATGTTCTGAGTGTTACGTTGCTAGGCGCAATGACGAAACATTTCTAATGGTTGGTGGACTTTGGTTTGATGGGACTAATGACGCACAGATGTTTGCTATGTTTTCAGAGGGATTAAAGCAAAACTTTCATGCGCTAGCCCGTGGCTCTAAACTTTTAGTAAACTTCTTTGACAAGACAGAAGAAATAATTACCATGAGAGTTTTGGCTGAGTACGAGCCTATTTTGAATTGGGCATCTTGGCTTGGCTTTAAAGCAGTAGACGTAAGTGAACGTGATTCATACAAGTATGTTGAGTTTGTGCGTTGCAATCCAAACGAAAAACCTATCTATCATTAATTACTACGGCCCGTAATGCACTGAAAGGCCCGAAAGGATACCCTTGCTGACGTGAAAGAGCGGACACCCGTTGACACTGTAACTTCATAATAGGACTGAAAAAATGGCTAATACTATTGACCAAGCCTT